AGGATGTTAGAGCCATCTCAGGAACTTCTTCTGGAGATACAAACACCCACCCTGTTTGTAATTTCTTACCAACATTAGTGATGTCATCTTTGCCTTGAAGGGAGACTCGTATCCAACGTAGTGCCATACCTTCATTATCAAAACGTGCTTTCACAGCGTCTGGAATATCAAGGGCATTTGGCTCTTCAAAGGTCCATTCTTCTTCTCTAGTATTTTGTTCTCTAAGTTGTTCAATACGTGATTCATTTCGTGTCATGTTTTTTCCTCCACGCCTCTAGGTTACTACAGTATATTCGCCATCAGCTTGTGTAACTTTAAGCTTTTCGGCGGCGTACTGTTCAAGTGGGATACCCCATTTATTAGCAAGCCTTACATCTTCTTTGGAAAGCTTTACTTTTTTATTAGAGTTCGGAGACGAGCGTGAAGTCCCTGAAACCACTTGAGCAGGTTGTGACGTATTTCCCTGCACACGTTCTTGGCTTTGTCCAAACTTTTGCGGAAACGCTGCTTGGAGCCTTTTATCAATTTCGTTATAGAAGTAATCATCATTAGGATCATATCCTTCTTCTTTTAATTCTGAGTCAATAGCTAGAGCAGCAGCAGTCATAATTGAATCTTGACCAAACCACTCATTTGCTGATGCCCAATCCCTTGCTTTAGGATCTGGTGCAGCTTGCTGTACAACAGGTTCTTCGACAGGTTGTTCTGTTTCCTGTCTATTATAATATTGTTTTCGCATAGAAACATTTTTTAAATCAGCTTGAGCATCATTTAAAATTTCTTGAGCTTGAAGAACCTTTTCTTTATCTCCATCTTCAAATGCCTCAAGATATGCCATACGAGCCAGAGCTACTTTATCATTAAGTTGTTTTTCAGTTATATCTAAACTATTTTGAGATATACGATTAACTTCTGTTTTTTGAGTAGAAAGCTCTTCTTGTAGTTTTTTATTAGACTCGGCTAATGTAGCAATTTGTTCATCACGTTCTTTACGTTGCCGTATAAGTTGACGGATTCTTTTTTCTGCACCTTTAGTTTCTATACCATCTAATTCTTTAGGACGTTCTTCTTGTTCTTCTTGTGCTTCAACTGCTGGCTGTTCTTCTAAAACTTCAGACTGAACAGGTTCTTCTTGTTGTTCTTGTGCAGCCTCAACAGTTTCTTCTTCTATTTCAAATTCAATTTCTTCTTTATTTGAGACTTCAATATTATCCCAATTATCTTCTGTACTCATTTTTACCTCCGTTGTGTACGAAACAAACGATTACGTACTTATATTATAACACATGTTTTTTTAGTTTGAGCCTTTTCCCAAATTAAAAGTTGGATCAAGATCTTTAGGATCTTCTACTTTCATAATAATTTGGTCATCAAATAAGAGTATAAGCCGTACACCTTTATAAAGTAATTTAGTTCCTGCATGTTTGCCATAGCATACATAGTCACCTATACCACACCATGCACCACTAGGAAATTTTTCTTTATCCATATATGCCAAGTCTCCTAACGCTAAAACCTGTGCGACAGTTGTAAGATATGACATATCGTCTTTTGTAGAATCTGGTATAAATATACCACCTTTAGTTACACTCTTTACTGAAACAGGGCGTACTAGAATATGAAACCCCGGTAAGTTTGGTAGTGGGCTGGGATCGGGAGCGTCATCCTCAGTTATCCACAAATCATTTTTTAGTGCGTTCCCTAAACCTACTTGTTGCATTTTTAGTCGTCATCCTCCTTATACATTCTTTGTTTTAAAATATATGATAAATTATCTCTGGCCCATTCAATACCTGAAATAGAGCCAACTATCTGTCTATAATGAGCATAGTCTTCAGCAATGCCTTGAGATAAAGATATTCTTAATCTATTTATCTCTTCTCCATACTCAGAAACAACTTCATCCCAAATATCAGGCACTACTTTTTTTCACCTTTTTCATCAGCTTTCCAAGAAAACTCATCCCATTCATTTAGAACAGATCGAATATTGCGACCACCTGTTATATCTTGTGCATAGGCATCGCCAACACTTTTACCAGTATCCCTAACATTTTCAGGATACCCTTTACCTTTAGTCATCATCTTTCTCTCCTTCCACAAGTTTTGCTAATAATGTTTCAGCATGTCGCTGATTAGTATTTTCTTCTTTTTCGCTCATTTCCATAAGCCTTGAAAGATTTTTCATTTCATTTATTTTAAGTTCTTTTTCAGTAAGGTTTTGATCTTTTATTATATCATATAAAAGTTTCTGTGAAACTTGTTGATCTTGTAATTCATTTTTATTTTGATCCATAGTAATTTTAGCTAATAAATCTAGAGACTTCATTGTTTCTTTACTAATACGATCAGCTTCAGCTTTTTCTCGTTTGTACATCATGTTACTATTATTTTTATTTATGTCAAGTAGCTGTGCATTTTCTTTTATATCTAGTTCTTTAACTTTAAGATTAAACTCAGCATTTTGTACAGCAGCATTAACTTTTAATTTTTCTTTTTCTAGTTCTACTTTAGTTTGTTCAAGAGAGACAAGCTGTTGTTCTGGTGATTGTGCTTGTCCCATTGCTTGGTTAGCATTAAGAACCTGTTGTGCAGCTTGTGCCATAATCATTTCCATCGCAGTTGGATTTTGCACTGCTTCAGGACCAGCTTGTTCCATACCTGTTCTGGTCATACCATTTATCTGTTCTTGATATTTCATTACAGAGTGTTCTTGTATATTAGCTTCCAGAATAGGGCGTAGTCTTTGCATAATTGGATTAGCACCATTCATAGGATCTTGTAGATATGACATCTTAACTTGTATATGTGCATCATGGTTTTGACCGGGAAATGCTGCAATCGGAATACCTTTTGTTGCAGCCATTATATCAGATATAGGATCAAGTTGTTGTGGTTGTAGTTTAGGTGGTAATATTTGTTCTAAGTTTGGCATATTAGCTGCATTAAGAATAGTTCTATTCAATGCTTCTAAATTAAACATACCCGGAGGTGATTGCTGTGCCATTTGCAAAGCCATGTTTGCTAACATCATACGATGAGCATTACTAGGAATATTAGGATCAGATACAGGAATAATATCTACCCGTCCATCAAAGTCCTGTTTAAATATATTACGACTTTCAAATGGTACATCATATGGATATTCTGCTGGAAGATAATCATAATCAATCCTTGCAAGAATACGAAACTCATCTTTTTGAGATTTATGTAATCGTTTATGTATTGAAGAAAAGAACTTACTACTTGCTTCAAGCAAAGCCATAGTAGTTCCAACGGGTCCATAGGAGGCAGCATCAGAGATAACTTGCTCTGTGCTATCCGCAAACTTCTGACCAGCAGTAGCTACGAAGTTCAGCATTTGGAATAGAGTAGAGGAAGGCTCTTTATAGGGAAGGGGAACAATAGCCTTTGATAAATCTACTCCAATAGCCTCAACCTCCTTGAACTCGCCGGGAGCTATAGGATCATTTTCATTTACCATCCTAACTCCCTTAGCCTTAAAACCTCCGGGTAAATTTGCAAATTGCCCTGCGTCTACTAAGGATCTCATTGCGGCAGTAGCAGTCATAGTCAAATTACCAAGGAAGTGAATAAGACCTAATCCGTAGAATCCAAAACCGGGAACGAACTTATAATGTACAAAATGATTTTGTTTTTCTTTCGTTGGATCGTCCTGTTTATAGTTTCTACGAATACTCAGTACTTGTTGTGTCTTTTCTTCAACAGTAACAATATATGGAAGTGATTCTTCATCATCTTCTAAATTAAGATAACAGTGTTGTTCTAATAAAACATATTGTGGATCATTTTCATAACTAGGAGACAATCCAAGAATATTGTCCATCTTTTCAGTAAATGAAGAAACATTAAACTGAGAAGGCATACCAATATTTAAATCTCTATAAGCTCCTGCTAAAATATCTCTTTGGTATTCAACAGCACTTTTATAAATAATATGTGTGCTTCTTTCTGAGCTTCTAAGATCAGAAGCAAAGTAAGACACATAAAACTGATCAATAGGTATAAACTCTGATACTGGACGTTTAAGAACAGAACTATAATAAACTTTTTTAAATGCTGAACCTATCAAAGGTAGGTGAAACAACATCTTTTCAAATTCATCAAAGTACTCTGGCATTTGTTCTGTAAGCTGATAGTTCATAAAGTTTTGAACACGATTAGCTTGCATCTCTTTATCTGGCGTACTATTGCCCAGAATATTTGCTTTTACTGGACCATTAGGAGGAAAAAGTTCTGAAGAAGCTTTAGCTTGAAACTTAACAGCAGATTCTATTAAAAGGGGATGTACTGCCGTACATGCCCCTTGAAATGGCTCAGTAGCATCTTCTACTTTTAGACCAAGTAGATCAAACCCACGTTCAAACATAGATTCCCAATCTGCACGGGAATCTTTATCAGCAATAAAATTATCTACAACATCAGAACCAATCTCTTGAAGAACCTCTTCTTCAATGTCTTCTGCTAAATTACCATACCACTCAGCTACATCATCATCAGGACTCATTTGAATATCTTGAGAAAAATCTACAACAACACCACCATCTGGCTCTACCTCAAAGGTAGCCTCTGTAGTTTCTTCTGCGGCAGGAAGATTAACTACATTAGATGTAGCTTGTTTTATTGCTTCAAATGGATTTTGTTCTATTGCCATTTATTTAGTTTCCTATTTTATTTTTATAAAGTTGGTGGTATTTCACTAAGCATTATAGCTTCATCTAATGTAAGAGGTTGTTCAGCTAATGAGCTAGAAATAGGATCACGTAACATTTCAAGTGTAGGATCAGACTTTGGTGTTCTATAGTTTCTAGATTCTGCTTCTGCTTTTGCAGCAGGACCAAATTTAGCATCTTTATCTATAACTGTTTGAACAGCTTGTCTAAATTCTTCTGTTGTTCTTGCATTTTCAATTGCTCTGTAATCTTCTATAGTAGTAACACTTCCCGGTTGATTTATCATATTTTCTACTTCATTTAAAGCTTGATTTCTAACACTTGAATCTATTTCAGATTGCAAAGAAACTCTTTCTACAGCCCGTTCTGTTTCTGGCACTGCTACTGCCAAAGCCTCAAGAGGTGCTACTTGTACTGGACTAATAGGTGCAGAGAGTTCAACTGGTATATTTTGTAATGCAGCATCTCTTGCTATACTAGCTTCTCTTCCTCGTTGATCTTGTAATGCTTCTGCAATTGTTTCAGGAATAGGCGGTAACTCTAACGGTCTTTCTGGAAACGGAAATGTTAATGGATCAAGAAAAACTGTTTCTTCTAACTGTCTATTTACTTGTTCTTGTAAATCTCTATCTCTTTCTAAAGCTTGACCAAAAGCTATAGCTTCATCTAATGTAACTGGAGCTTCTTGCATTTGACTAGCAATAGGATCACGTAACATTTCAAGCTGCCGTGTTTGTTCAATGGGTAGCTCTTCAAGAGGATCTAAACTACCTAAAACGTAACCCGGAGGAAGTCCTTCTACTATAGCTGTACCAACCGTTCTATAGTTAGGATCAAATAACATACCAGTTGTATTTGCTTCTGGCGCACTTGTTAAAGTATTAGGAACAGAAATTGGATCAGTCATTGGAAGTTCTTGAATACTTTCAAGATAACTTTCTAAAGTAGGAGGACCAAAAAATCCCATATTTTCTCTTCCTGCTATATCTACTAACATATTATCAGGAGCTTGAAGAGCTTGTTCTAAATCAACCTCTGAAGGTGATATAGGAGCTACATCTTCTATTGTAACTTCTGGAGTAGATTGTTCGATTGTAGGAAGATTAGACTGAATACCAAATTCAGCAGCTTCTTGAGACTTTCCTTTACCAAACATCGCATCAAAAATAGTATCTACAACTGTCTGTGTTTCTGGAACTTGTTCTTCATATTGTTCTTGTACCGCCTCTACACCAATATCAAACTTTTCTGATAAAGCTTTAAAGCCCGGTATATTTTCATTTAATGTTTCTTTAAGAGAACTTAAAGCTGGTTTAACAGTATCTTGATAAATTTCTTCAGTTAATCCTATTGCATTTGGAACCATAAAAGGACTTGTCATTGATGTAACTATACCTAAACCTTGTACCCAACCTTTTAATGCTTCTCTATCCATATAATTAGCTAATGCAGTAGCTTGTGCTTTAGCTGGTAATCCTAAAGAATCTCTAAAACCAAGAACATCTTCAACAGTTTGTCCCGGCTTTGCAGCGTCTATAGCTGCTCTAATACTACCACCTTTTGTTCCAGCAAAAGCCATAAAAACATCTTGATATCTATTTGCTTCTTCTTTAGTTAAAGCAAAAGGTGCTTCTGTTTCTCTTGATCCTCGAAAACCTCCCATATAGGTTGGAAGACCATAGTTCTCTAATGTTTGTAAATAACCACCTGTTAATGTCTCAATACGAGGATCAAATGTGCCAAGCCTTTGCTCTGGCGTCATAGATAAAGCTGCTGGTCTTACAGCTCTTGTAAATTCTTGACGAGCTTGTGTAGATGCTTTTGGACCTTTAGTAAGTACTTCTTGTATAACAGGGTCTTTTAATAATTCTAATTCTGGATTTGCAAGTTGTTCTCTATATCTACTTTGACGAGTAAGAAAATCTAACTCTTGTTCTCTATCTCTTTATGCTGCTTTAGGATCATACCCTATTCTACCGGGATCTCTATTTTCCATAGTTAGATACCCATAGGTAGTTTCTATAGGTAACCCAAATGTATTTGTTACAACATTAGAAGGAACTGGACCTTTTTCTAATTCCATTTCTAACGTATCTCTAAAACTTTCTGGACCAGCAAAGTATTCATCTAAAAGTGCTGAACCTGCTTGTCCACGGTCAGACATAAAATCTGCATAAGATCCTGCTCTACCTCTTGAAGCTCTGGGATCTATTGATGCATAAATATCATCTAATGTTGATCCAATATCTGTTTGTCCAGTTGATGCTACATTAGCTGCTTGTGCCATTGCATCATAGGCACTAGCATCAACGCCAAAAGCATCTGCTTCTGCTGCTGCACTTGCTGCTTCTTCTGCTGCCGCTGCTTCAGCCTCTGCTTCTGCACCATATACATCATCATAGTCTGCAAAATCATAGGATGGAACACCCTTAGTTCCTTTGCGTGGTTTACCAGCACCACCCATAGATTTTAGGAGATCGCTCTCAGCCTCAGTGATGTAGGCAAGTTTATGGGGTTGTCCCTTAATATTCTTTTTTCTTGGTAAAGAAGTAAGTCCTGTCATAATATTCCCCATTAGTTCCCTATTATTATAACATACTTATGCAGCAAAATTCCAATAGGTTGTTTTTTTCTGTGGTGGTTCATCTTCCCAATCAGGATCTTCTGGATGTTCAAGATGCCAAGAGTCTCGCAAATAGTGTATTGCCATGACCAGCGCATCTACCTGATCATCATGTGCAGCATTAGGAAACTTTAATAATTCATCTACTAACTCATCTGCCCATTTCTTACCTTTAGGAATCCAAACTCGACCTGCTTCTATCATAGGACTAGCTGAATAAACTCTGGATACCTTATCTCTGTCTGGTGTATACTCTTGCACAGGTAACCCAGATCGTCTTAAATCTTGCAAGAGTGATTGACCACTAGCTTTCTTTTCAATAATACATACGTCTGGATGATGTCTATTGTAAAGTTCATGTGCTTTTCTTCGTAGCTCTGGGTACTCTAATCTTTCTCGCACATTACCCAGAAGTATTAAATGTGATACAAACTCTTCAAATCCATCATCTGTTTGATTATACATGGAGAATATGCCCCATGTTTGTATTACACTGTAGTCTGCCGTAGTTCTTGTAGAAAAAGCAGTATCATATGTTTGTACTACAAAATCACAAGTAGGGGGATCACCATATTTCCATTCTTGCAGCCATTGTTTTTTTATTAAACCTCCCTCTTCTGGGGTAGGGTCTTGCATATAAAGCGAGTTCCAGTAACGGCTACCATTACTTGCACGTATTTCATTTTCATCTATTTTTAATAAATCATCAGTTTTCCATTCTGGAAAGTAGCTGCCCCCTTCTTTCATACCAAGTAACTCAGCAGCTTCTGTGTCTAACCATGCAGGTATGCGTATGACTTCCCATGGTAGCGTATCATACTCATCCATCTCTTCTTGTTGTTTTAAAAGCCATCCGCATAGATCATCATAGTGATATCGTGTATTAATAATAACAATAGATCCATTAGGCATAATACGTGTTCGTAAACCAGCAGGATACCATTCTTTAACATATCTACGTCCAGCCTCAGAGTATGAATCTTCTTCAGACATTACGTCATCAAGAATAGCGATATGTGCGCCTCGTCCTGCAATCTGTGATCTAACACCCGCAGCGTAATATGTACCTCCAACATTTGTTTTCCATTTACCCGCAGCACGTACATCGCTTCGCAGGGAGACACCCTTGAATATGTTTGTAAATTGTTCTGTATTAACAATATCTCTAACACTACGACCAAAATCACTAGATAGCTGATCACTATGAGACACAGTAAGTATCTCATGTTCAGGATTTC